GATGATAATAGCGAGTGGTGAACAAGCTTCACAGTTTGTTCACCACTCTTTTTTAATCCACAGTTCTCTTTTAATTCAAATTTTATTGAGATAGTTCAAAGGTTATAATTGTCCTACGAAAATTTCTGGTAAGCCGCTGCTAATTTTTTATCATATTGATTCTGCTCATAAGCAGGACCATTATAACGTTTGGCAAACTCTGCCCAGTCTTTGGCTTGCAAAGCGGAAAGCATTCCGGATTGTTTGATAAAGCGGGCGGACAGCACCAATTGTCGACATTCACTCATACACATAGCTTTTACAAAGCTGTCGACACTCTTCTCTCCACAGGCTGCATAGTTGAAACCCATAATCTGGAACATCCCCCAGCTGGCAGAAGCATCCGCTGCTTCATGATTGATCTTACGGGCTTGTTCCAAACGATCGTATTCACCCATACCGCCTTTATAATGTCCCTTCTCCCATTTGGGATAGAGAATGTTTTCATTCCCCTTCACATGCGATTCAGGATTGATATTCCGCTTTTTCAATTGATTCCAGAAAATATGACCTTCGAAAAGGATGGCGGGCTTACCGGGAGCAAAAAATCCTCCTCTCCCTCCTGTTTCTACTTGCTGTACCGCTTTTAAAGCAGCCACTTCCACATCGAGCAACCGGGCCACAAGAATAAAATCTTCTTCAGTCAAACGTTCGGTAATGGGATGCCCTGTAAAGAACAGAACTTCCCAAGTGCGATATCCCACGATTCCATCAGCATCCAACTTGTTTTTCTGTTGAAAATCAATAACTGCCTCTTTCATTTCTTGTGTAAAAGTCCGGTTTTCCTTTACTGAATAACCATTGCGTTTCAACTCCCGACACAGCAAGAGAGCTTCTTCACCTTCATAACCTAATTTAATAGTCTTCATATTACAATTATTTTTTATTTATCATCTCATTTGTGAAGCCTTTTCCAGTTCATAAAGCGCCTTGTAGGCACGATAAATAAACTGGAAAAATTCATAACCGGTAAAACAACCGTCTGTACCAATACCACTATTACCGGACGACGTGCCACAGAAAAATTTACCGTCCAACAAAATATCCGTCTGAACAAGTTTCGGAAAATAAACTTCCTTCCACAGCTTCATATCTTCTCCGGAGAATGAAGCACATCCCTTTTCTGCCGGAAATCTGTTCACATACTTTTCAAGCATTGACACACACTCCATCAAAAGTTTTTTCTGTTCATTGGCATTTGCGCCCATTTTATTCAATATAGGATTCATACTCTTTCATTTTTTAATATTTAATTCAAATCTAATTTCAGTGATTTTTGGCTTAAGGCCAACATAATCAATTTTCAGGACCGCAACAGTATTTTCCTTGTTACGGCAAGTCACTTTATTCGTGAAATACAAATTACCGCTTTCATCCGGAAAAACGGCTGTACAATGCAGATATTCTCCGGTCTGGCGATAGGTCAACAGACGCTGATCGCACATACGCAAGAAAAATAAAAAGGCATTTACAAAACTACCGACATGAACGATCCGTATCTCGGGATGATAATAACTGAAAGGTTTACCAACCGGCTTGTTATTTCTTAGTAAAAAATAACGTGCCTGTTCCCCACATTGATCTGCCGATCTTATGACGGAAGATTCTTCTGCCGTTGCTTCGGTTGTATTATCCGCTATCGGCTGAGGGGCAGTTTCTACAACGAGAATTGTTTTCGGAATTTCCTTTCGGAACGGATGGCGGATCTTCTCCCCCATCCGCTTGAAAAAAGTCAATTTCATGCCTCGTCCGTTTAACCGTTGAACTTACTTTTTCTCTCCAAATTCTCCTGCGCATTCTGAACTTTCCGCAATGCGTCAAAAGCTGCTTTCGACTTCATGCGGTCTATGTTCAAACGCAAGTGACAGGATGGACACTGCAAGGCATTGGATGTCAATAATTCAAAGATCGATGTCTCAATAAATGCTCCGCATTGCGGGCACTTCATCCCGGCTTTCTGTTCACGGGCATGTTCGGCTACATTATTCATTTATTTCCTCCTTCCGTTATTTCTTCAGCTTCAGTTTCTTCTACTTGCATATTGCTCGCCGTCAGATGTAACAGATTAGACAACCCCGCAGGCATATCTGCCTGACGCATCTTCACTTTCACTTTCATATTTGCCGACAAGCTCTGCTGCACATTCGAAGTGCTGCTGCCTTCTCCTTGTTTGGGAGTAAGATAATTAACAATAACACTCTATTATACAAAGACTTACGAACAAAGAAAAAACAATATGTTGAAACAGTGTGTCAACAGCTGTCAATATTTTGAAGAACTAAGGATTAATAAGATTGATGATACCTTGTCTCCCTATTCCGGTAATCTTTCTATGGTAGATAATATGGCCATTGTCAGCAACCTCTTGCTTTATATCAAACCAGCCAAGAGTAGCGTATTTAGTATATGGCACCCACGTCTGATTAACTTTGTATTGCACACCAAGTTCCTTTAAACGGTTATTAAGTTCAATTGCCGATTTAAGTCCCAATTCTTTGGCAACTTCCGTACATGTATAGGTTTTATTTACATGAGTAAGAACAGCTACCTGCTTCTCTGCTTCAATGCGTGCTGACCGTTCTTGTTTCAATTTCGTGAGAGCCGCTATCATGGCATCAGGATTATTTAGGGCCTCTTCTATAAAGTCAGAGGTCGCAAAGATACCATGCTTACGTATTGAAGGTAATACCTCATCACACACCCAGTCTTGAAACTGTTCAGCATTAGGGAGGTTACTTCTCATTATAAGCCGATATACATCCTTTTCTGGAATATATACCATATTAGTACCACCAATTCCATTGCCATGTGGGTAAAACACCTTTTTGCCTGATTTGCAATGCCTTTGTATTGCATCAGCTGTATCAGAATAGCCCAATGCAGTCGCTACATCCTTTGCACAAAACAAAGGATCATTACTTTCGTTCATTACAATTCGGACTTCGCCAAATTGCTCATTTTTGAAAATCTGAATATCATTCATACAATTTTCGTAATGTGCCCCTTCACACATGGGAATATAAAAAAACAGTACCGAACGCTTGAGGATCTTTCGGCACTGTTTACATATTCCCAACTCTATGGAAATACTTAATATTTTCATGCGTTTCCTCAAACTGTATCGCCATTACAAAAATATAAATAATTTCAGAAATGTCAAATATACATTGAGAATAATCAAAAAGGCCTATTTTATCTCATAAGATGAAAAACAGAACTAAAATCAAGTAATTAGTCAGAAAAATTACGGGGATTATAATTTTACCACATGAAAAATAGAACATTTTCACAACATCCAATACACCCTCGCCAATATCGCACAGAAAGCGCAATACGGAATGTCAGAATCGACGATATCGATCAATGTAGATATAATACGGTCAAAGATTTCTTCTAAACGTTCCATAACATAACCAACAGAAGTCTACAAAAATCGGAATGGTACCGATCATCGACTTGTTCCAACAATATGTCCAGCTTATCGTTTTTCATTGTCAAGAACTGATTTTATCCGTTCTTCAGTAAAACCAAAACGGGCAGCAAACTTTTTGAAAGCGCCCATCCTGCCACCCGGAATAAGAGCATACATACTATTAATAGGAGTATCGCTCTTCAATGCTTTCTTAATTTCTTTATTTTTCATGAATTAACGTATTAAATGTTTGACCTTGTTTTTACAGCAATCACACTCACATAATAATGACTTTGCATATTCCCACGTCTTTTCAACAATATCATCACCGATATACTGTATTTCTTCACCGTACGGATCTATGCCGATGGCCTGACATATATGGGTAGCCATGTGTCCACATTCGTGCCTCCATGATTTAGCAAACTCCTTTGGGGACGAAGTAAGGGCAATAACCATTACTGTTTCCCGGGTGCCGAAATTAGAGTAAGTAACTCCGGTATTCAGGTTGCCGGAGTTTATGTTATCGTACGCAGTACGGAGCATATTACCGTCGCAGCCGATAGAGTGCATATAATCCAATATTTCTTCCGTGTAATACGTATCTACTGCGTAATACACCATGCAGTTCCAGTCATATTTGGATAGTATAAACCGTTGCCTTATCATTTATCAAAGCATTTCGTCCCACTCTATAGGTATTCCAGCCGCAATCATTGTAACATACCATCTTCGCATCGTTGTTCCATCAGGTGCGTCAGGATCATCAATCGTGTCTTTTACATACAATGCTTGATACTGTTCGTTCGGAACAGATGATTTAAGAAAATCGGCTTTGCACATATTAGCTACATATACGTAGTCATAACCGATCTTATTTTTAAGAGTTACACCGTATTTAGTTAACAGTGCGTCCACCTCGTCCTTAGACATCGCAGGCAGTTTTTCTTTTTCTCCGTTCTGACCCTTCCATTCCATTAAAGAAACAGCAAATTCACACATTTTCTTGTTGAAATGCCATCCAAAATGCGAAAGATATACTTCCATTTCTTCCGGTCTTCTATCTCTTATATCCAGAGGTTCTCTTTTCATGACTTAATAAGGTTATAGGGAGCAGATAAACTACTCCCTAATTAAACATTAGCGATAGCGTGAATAGCGTCCGGTACCCCGTACACCACGTCTTTCACCCATACCACCACGATTAGAATTACCACCTCGGCCATAACCACCGCGTTCACCCATGGTTTCTTCGTCAAAATAGCGATCGTCATCATATCTACGATCTTCATCCCAGCGTTCACCCATGCCCTCACCCTCGGAAAGCTCTTCTATGCATTGCATGAGCTTACCACCGTAGCGAAGCATCTTTTCAGCGTAGTCGGACATTTTCTCGACCTTGCTTTCGGAAATTTCAATCATCATCATACTTATTGTTTTTTAGAATTGTTACTACTTGCAGCCTTCTCAGAGGACTTAAAGAAATCAGCCATCATAGCTTTCAATTCGCTAAGTTCTTGCCGAAGCGCTTTGTTCTCCGCTTCCTGCTTCTGTCTTTCTGCAAATTCGGGATTAAGTACCTGGAGCATTTTATCACATGATTCCATCACAGACTTATGATGCTCGACACTTCCTAATATCTCAGAAGAACGATTTCGCATAGCCGCCACTTCCGCATTCATAGATTCTCTTGAACCGGATATTACCATATTACCTCCACCTGGAAAATTTGCATCAGCAATATCAGACATGGCAGGTATTTTTTGAAAGGTAACAGTCTGTTCACCTACCTTGATAGTTATATCAACCACCATCTTAGGAGGTTGTCCATAAGGAAGGGGTTGCTGCATAAACTCAGGAACAGGATTAGATACTCCGGAAACAGAGCCGACCTCTATATATGGAGTACCATCCCTATGCAAAATGAAAAACTCACTATTTACTCTTAGATTCTGAAAAGGCATAATCAATAAACTCTTTAAGGAGCGGGATTACTCCCGCCCATTGTTTTAAACTACCCCGGTAAGAATTTGCAATGTGTTGCTACCTGATTCGTAGTAGCACAGATAAATTCCGGTACCGGTAATATCCGAAGCAGTAACATCTGCACCGGCGATCGTAGTCAGTGCCTGAGTAGCACCGTTGGTATCAAAAACTACCGGTAATGTACCGGTAGTACCGGAAGGGATCGGCTGTGCCAAACGGAACAGAATCAATCCGCTAAATGGAGCAGAAAGGAACGGATGATTCCGGAAAGAGAAACGTACGTTGGTAGTACCTACGGTAACACCTGTACTTTCCAGTCTTGGAATTCCATTCTTATTTGCCATGATAAAAGGACTAATGAATGCCATATAATGCCTCCTTCCTTTTATCCCCAACCATTAAAATTGCCCCATGCTCCAATACCATTGTAAAGACCATACTGAGCTGCAACGCAAGAAGGAATTCCAACAACCGGACTATAAGGCACCTTTGCTACTTCCGGCTGGTTACACTCGATTTTTGCAAGACGAGCACTCAAATCATTTAAAGCTGCACCAAGAGGAGCCGTTGCCTGTCCGACGATCTGAGAGGTCATAGCAGAACTCTTAAATGTGCTATTCTCCTCACGAAGTTTATCAATCTTGTTCTGCATTTCGCGCATTTCAGCCGCACGCTGACCGGCAAGAATCTGTTGTGTGCTATCCTTGATGGAATTTTGCAGATCACAAGTCTGACGTTGAGTTTCATATGCAACAGAAGCAAAGCCTCTTTCCTGACCAGTCGCAACACCGTTAATGGCATTTTGCAATGTGTTCGTTTGCTGACAGATCGCCAGACGGTTTTCGCAACAGCATGAAGCAATCTGTTGAGCGATCTGACAGTTACCTTGCTGGATAGCATTGATAATCTGCATTGAGCTTTGACCAACCTGATTTCCTACCTGTTGCACCTGTGACATCACTCCATTGATAGCATTCTGAACCTGACCGATTGAACAGTTTAAATTAGTAGCCAGATTGTTGATTGCCTGTCCGTTCCCCTGAATTGCACTCATAAGTAACTCCCTTCCTGCATCGTTGTTAATTAAGTTAGGGATACCGGCTCCAGCAAATCCGCCACCGTTTCCGCCATCTCCATTATTTCCCCAGCCATTGCGTCCAAACAATGGGAACAGGAAGAACAGGAAGATTATCCACATGAACCATGATCCATCTCCGCCAAATCCGCTGTTGTTCTTTCCTTGCATAGCAACCAACAAGTTCGGATCAATACCTTTCTGTTGCAATAGTGGAGCAAGCATAGCCATCATTCCACTACCACCACCGTTCCCGCCTGACTCCGGGAAAACGTAAGTCTTTGTTTCACTCATATTAATATACAATTATAACACGGTCAATATCAACCGCATCACAAAAGTATATAATAGAAACTGCGTAAATCAGAGCTCATTTTCAAGGGATTTGCGAATATTTTGCAGATATATTGCAATCATTTTGTTTGCCAGTTTACGGCTTTCGAAAGTAGATATAAGGTAACGGATACTAGCGGATGTCTTGTGAAGAAAAGTCGCTATTTGTTCAGGGTATAGCCCGTATTCAGTGAGGAAGAATACTACAATAGAACGGGCGTCAACAACTTCAGTAACTTTACTTGATGAAAGGATCAATTCAGTAGAAACTTCAGTTTCTTTTCCAACAATATTTAGAATCTCGGCAAAAATCTCTGACTTACACATAGTAATTTAATTTTTTGTTGTACTTTTGCCCTTGCCAATCAAACTTACGGTTATTGAAAGAACAAAAGCATGTATAGAAATGTTAAGGACATTATACCCCTGGCACTATCTATGCATGCTTTTGTATGTTTAAAAGTTTGATTGGCGTCAACTTTCAGTGTCGGGGGTTCTTTTAACTCTTCCCCCAAAAGAGCACGTTTGTAAGATAACCGGCCTTCTACTTTACCGGTGTACAAATTAGATTCTATTTATACCATATTTTTCCTCCCTTTATTGAACATCTTATATACTTTTTTTGTTATTGTTACACTTAAACTTTTCATACCGGTGAGGTCTGTGAAGATATTAGCCGGTTAATTCTTGAGTAATCTAATTATTAACACAATAGCTAACATTATAAGTACGCCAAATGCCCATCCGCCAAGTTCTATCTTTGCTTTCTGCCATCTGGTCAACGCCTTTTCAACCGGATAAGGTATCTGGATACTGTCCGTCCTAATCACAGTATCAATGCGATTAAGATATAAATACTTATAAAGATACCGATCCTTGTATGTGTACACTGTATCACCCCTGTCTATTACATAAATGCTGTCACGGCGGTACACGCTGTCAATACGGATACTGTCACGGGTCTTATACTCAGTCTTAATGTTTTCAACCGGCACGTATTGAGTAGTTCTACATCCGGTGAAACACATTGCTGACACCAGCAAAATGACAAATATCAACCGTTTCATAATACCCCCTCTTGTGGAACCGTCCACTCAGGACCGCTCAATATACTCCTTAGCTCGGAGGAATCATGACGGTACGAGGTCATAGCATCTTCTTCTCTCAAGACGGGATCAATATAATCTTCATGCAGGATAACTTTCAACCCGTCAACTGATCTTCTTGCTTGTGCCGGGACCACAACACCGTGATTCAGGCACCATTCTACTGTTACAATTACGTATTTCATAACTTTCTTATTAATTTTAAGGGAATATTTGTTTGTTCTCCGGAAAGCTCTTTGTGACATTCTTATCGTAGAGGACTTCTATCTCAATAGGCTTGTCGATTGCGATTTGAGCCATTATTCCTAAATTATAAATCCCATCACTCAATGAAATTGCCGGTATATCGTAAACTCCATCTTTAGATATAGGATAAGTCCAAGGATCTTTAGTTGAATCAATCATCATTCCCATTAATCCAACTGCCCAATTACCTTCACCAACGCTATACTGATTAAGTCCTGTGACTCTTATTTTGTAAGACGGTACTTCAATCGGCTCTCCGGTATCTGCTTCAGGATTCATAGCTACCGCAATAGCACCATTAAAGGTTTCAGTTGTGCTATCTACAACAATTTTATTTGTTGTAACTTTGCCAGTAGCAAAATCTGGATAATCAACCGCTTTATAGGCGAAATTATCAAAGTTCAGCGCAAATATCGGATTGGTGGTACCGTAATTGATGAAGTTGATAACTTCTTGTACTTCTTGATCAGATAGGGCTCTGTCGTAGATAGCAATACTATAAAGAGCCATAGATAGATAATCTTTAACTGTTTTTTCATACCTTGCTCCAAGATATAAAGGCACATCTACATTTTTAGGAGTATCGCTAACAAATACAGAATAATCATTTACAATTTTTCTCTTCATAGTAGAACCCCAATTGCCAACAGATCCATTGTAGAACATCAAGCATTTATTTTCATAAACATCGTTATAGGTATCAAATACTGTATTCCATCCTGCATGTATTGAAATTGGAATATATTTAATAATAACAATTCCTACTTTATACCCTACCTTATCAAGCTTTAGATAATCGTCAATACCATCCGTAACAATCGCTCCTTCATATAGAGGAATTTGCTCAATTGTTACATTCTTAGTCAACGCATTTCTAACTGCAAAACCAACATTATATCTCGCAGTTCCAGAACTACTTTGAATACTTTCAGGTAAGTCGTATTCTCCATCTTCAGGAATTGGGAATACTGCACGACTACCTCCATCGGAAGGAGAATATTCATAAGTAAGCTGATCCGTCGCGGTTAATCCAGTTACTCTTACTTTAGTAGCTTTTATATGACCAGTATCATATTGGTAAGCGACAAAAGTATTGGCCGGAACAAAATTCATTATAGTAATACTATGGTCATCTGTTACGAACACATTAGCAGGCTTTTTGTACTTTAAGTAATTTTCATTATACCCTCCATACCCTGACATTAAATTCCATCCAAAGTTATATGCTGTTAGTACGTTGCCTAACAGTCCTGTTACAGTTGTTCTATCCTTATCAAAATTGGATTTCCCTCCAAAATTCCAATAGTCTATAAGGGAATCAGAGAAAGGAAAATCAACCTTATGACCACGATCTGCAACAGCAGAAGACAAACGTATCCCCCTAACCTGAGCCGTGTTAATGCCAACGCGGTTAATCTTTACCTGATTGATTGAAACTTTCATTCCGATACAAGAATTTTAGCCAAAGTAGGCTGTGAGATAGACTGCACTTTGATATACATGCCCGGGATCACTCCTGTAATAGCAACATCTATTGTGCTACCCACATAGTTGTATGATCCGAAAGGAACATAATTCCCATTCGTCATACTCTGAAACAGAGAGACACCATTTCTTTCCTTATCTTCACTTGCAAATTCAAGATGAAGACCTGCATCCGATTGAAGTTGCACAGGGTCACATACATAAGCCTCACCCTGTTTGCTGAAAGTTAAATCTGTTAGAGCCATGTTACTTTGAATTTAAATAGTTAATAATACCTTCTATGTGAATATTTGCCACAGTCCGCTTTCCCTCAGCCGACAATAAGAACTCCACGTCTTCCTTGTTGTCCTGGAAGAAGTTCTCCGTCAGTACAGCGGGGCAGTTCGTATCCCGGCAAATAGCCAAGTTCTGCACCCAATAGTCCACATTCGGAGTCTGTTTGCGTACTGTCACACATTTACTTATTGCTGCTTGTGCCAGGGAAGAAGCTAACGTTTTGCTATTAAAAGAAGCATTATCACTGACATATACACCCCATCCCCGAGCATTCATCCAACTTGTCCCGTTACCGGCCGCATTGCAATGAATGGATACCAGAATAGCGTTCTTTTGAGAATCGCGATAAATATTATTAGCACGTTTGCATCGCTCAGACAATGGAACATCCACATCCTCCTTTACGATGCGTTCCGCGTCAACACCATGCTTTCTCAGCCCGAAAACGACCATATCCGCAATCTCTCTGGAATAAGCCCACTCACGCAACCTTCCGTCCGGAGAACACTTTCCCGGTGTATTCTCTCCATGTCCATTGTCAATTAGAACTTTCATATCATTCATTCTTTGTCCTCCTCCTTTTTAGTTATCACCTCTTTTAAATCTTCTTTCTCTATCTTGAATACCTTTTTAGCAAATAACCCAATAGCTACTATCAGATTAAAATCATAGCCCTTGGGCTTAAGAATATTCGATATGATAGAGCAACCTTCGATAAAGCAGACAGATAAGCAAGCAAATATATCAATGTTATATCTTCCACCACTGGCCTCGTTTATCATCACCACCATGATTACAAAGCTAAAATAGGTAACCATCTTACCCATTGTAGCCCGCCAAGCCCTACTAAACCTCACGCGCTCACCCATCAACAAGCTCTTTCTGCACCCCGTGGCCAAATCACACAGTATTACAAAGAACATAGTGATCAACCATGGGATCATGTGCTCTATAGCTTCCATTACGAAACTTCCGGCTACAGGAGCAAACAGACCAGAAGAGAATTGATGTATTGATTTGTCTTGCATATTTGTCTTTTTAAATAATAATACTACATTTGTAATCAGATTACATAATTAAATTAAAACTAGATAAATGCGTGAGCCTATCTTGCCTGTGAAGGTGAGGTGGGCTTTTTTATGCTATGACTTATCACTAGTGATCTGGTCAATGATCTTACGGATATCAGACATATAACATTCAAAGTCATTCGTGTAGATAAAACTAATAGTAGTTATCTGCGGAGTTGGAACAGGGTCAAATCGGACCTCTCCCAACTGCATCTCTCTGATCTCTTCGTGTGTGCCATCTCCGTCGGCGTTCGGTACCGTTTCTGTTGCATTATCGGTTACACCGACAAATATCGACTGTTTGTTACCATTGATTGAAGTATATCTGATCGAATACTTCACGGTCGGAATACTTAAAGAAGTTCCTTCAAAGCTATTTACTCCTGTTGTACCAGTAGCTACAATTTTAATCTCTTCGTTCATAACATTTTAATTTTAAGTTCATAATAAGTTTATTCTTTGTTTTGATTCAAAGCTGAATCCAGCAATTTGAAGAGAGGGAACTTTACATAAGCATAGAAAATCTGATCTGCAAATTTCTTAATCAGAGCAGCAGTGGGACCATCGACTTCAATCTCACCTTCAAGATATAACTTTCTGCCGATCTCCTGATCTTTGATGTCACTCACATTAAAGTAAATAGCATTACCTAAGTCCTTGCTTACATCTTTGTAATCAATCACTCTCTCCGTCCCGACAATGTTGCCCTCAGAGTCTCTCTTCTCAACCTCTTTCATCAAGACGTTGCCTTCGATATCGTTAACCACGATCTTTCTAAAATCTATTTTCATACTCTATATATTTTGATTTAATAATTATCTCTTTACTTACCAGACATTACGACCTACTAAATACAAGTAGAAATTTACGTTTCTATCTCCTTGGTTAGCATCGACCAAATGCACTTCAAGGTAAGTGCTAGTAATACTCTTTACCATGCCAAAACACCATCCATTGTCATCTGAGGCCTGTATAATCGCCGAATATTTTGTGTGACCTAAATTATGATAGATACGGTACCTTCCGGTTGATATATTACTTACTGTACCAACTGTACAACCATTTCCCCAAAATTGGTTACCAGTACCACCAGCATACACATAAACACCGCAAAGAATACCAGGAGCGTTCCATGACTCAGAATTACGTTGGCCAAACAGATGAGATCCATGACTCTGTATTGCATGTCCACCCTCAGAGTTTGCGATGATTCTCAAAGCCTTTCCTCCTTGTCCGTATGTAGACAGAGAGAGGCAGTCTTGGTTGTCATTACGAATCTCCATCAACGGATAACTTCCTACTGTAGCTGCACCTCCATACTGATTTATACGCAAGAAGCGATAGCCGTTGATTTCAAGCTGTATCTTAGCGTCTGCTATGTTACGGGAATATATGGCGTTGTTTTGGATCTGCCAACCACCAAGGTAAGAGCCATTCGTTACTGTAAGATTTCCAGTAGTAATACTTGCAGCGCCGATCTTTCCTGCAAGAATTGCATCAACTTCTATTAATTCGGATTTTATATATCCACCGGAAATAATAGTTGTCCCTAATTCCGCTTTTTCTACCAAATTTTTATAAGCCAGAGATCCAAGTCCGTTTTTCAGAGAATCTAATCCAGATTTAGCAGAGTCCGCTATATTTTTAGCTGTCGCAGCAGCGGATGCAGCGGAATCTGCTACTCCTTTAGCAGAATTAGCTGTAGCCAAAGCACTTCCAGCAGAAGATGCGGCAGAGTCCGCAGTGTTTTTGGCAGAATTAGCGGTTGAAGCAGCGGAATTAGCTGTAGAAACAGCAGATGAAGCATTAGATGAAGCCGCATTTATAGTGCTTTGGGAACCACTATCCAGAGATGAAAAAGTAATTTTACCTGCAAAACTGATATCCTGCCCGAATATATTGATAGCACCCGGCTTAATAGTGATTCCTGTTTTTAATTCATCCTTTGTAGGAGTGTCATCAATAGAGCCGGCGTCATAAACCGTAGCAAAGGCAAGATGCCAGGTGACAGGAAGGTTCCCATTGCCTCCAGCTAAATAAAAATAATTAGTACTAGAGAATGTACCACTTGAACCGCACTTGACATAGAACGCATATTCCTCCCAGTCACCGGTACCAACATTGTTAGTAAGCCATTTTGATGAACTACCATTTTCTATTGGATTTGAAGCCCACTCAATTCTATATCCAACAGGAGCCCATGCAATAAACCGAGTTATAAATACAGCATTGGCGCGTGTTTGAGTGCTAAAAGTAAACCCACCTAAACCCGGTTCTACAGCCCCAGACGTCGTAATTTTAATTTTATATCCGGATTGATTAGGCAAATTAATATCTGCCACTCTTTCAACTGCAACCATACCATTACCACTATTATTGTAGATTCCAATGCCATTCATCCCGCTCCTAAACTCCGGATCACGATTCAACATCTTCCCCTTACTCATAGCAAGGGCAATCAAACGTGCATTGCCCGATACCGTTGATACAAGGTTAATATCCGTCTTGGTCTGAGAGATCTCAGTACCTTGATTGGATACAACCTGTCCGAGAGCGTCAAAGTCGGTTTGGGAGACTTTGCTTTCAATTAACCCTTTCGTAACTTTTATCTCTGAGTCGGTGTAGGTCTTGGCAATGTAGTTAAGATCTTCGGGGGCTGGGCTCCACGAAACTAACTCATATGTTTCATAAAGTCCTATTCTTGCAAATGGATTATATGCAACATAATAAGTACCTACTATACATTTAACTGGTTTGCTTGTTATTATATACTCTTTTGATGGTTTTGTGCCAACTAATTGTATACCTTCTGACGTACCATCTTTATACTTAACGTTGATATACATTGTGTTTGTGTTTGGATCAATTTCATAACCGTAATCAACATCATCTATAAACAAAACATAGCGTTTGCTATCGTCATAAACCAATCCGAACATATCTTTTTCTGGAACGCTAGACTCTACATTTAAAGCACCTAAATTGATACCTATGTGTCCGTCCTCTTTGTATTCCATTGCGTATGTAAATCCCGCATCAACAATACGTTTAAAAGAGCATAAGTTCTTAATACCTGCAACTCGCTCGCTTGCAGCAGGAATCCACTGCGTTACTCCTATGTTACCATCAGTAAGAACAGCCCAATGCACTTTTGAACCGAAAGTTCCGTTCGGTTGTTGATAGAGTGACATTGCATACCCTTCTGTATAGCCATTCATTGTAATTTCTTTACTTTCTACAACTCTATCACCTTTAGTTGTAAATCGAGTAATGAAATTATAACCATTGTTAGAATAAATTTGAATCTCGTTAATATTATCTCCAATTGTATAACATAGCGTCAATGTATACTTCTTGCCATTAACTGCTGGAACATCATACCCATATTCTCCAAATCTGTATGATGGATTTGCTCTCTCTGTATAGGCACCCTTTAATAAATTGACATCAGCAACTTTCACCTTACTAACCTCACCCTTCACAGCCAACGTAATCTGTCCGGGCAAAGCCTCCATAATCGTGTCAGTCTCAATCTTAACCTTTTCCCCAACATAAGAATATGAAGCAGAATTGATAGCGTCTATAATTACCCTCTGCTGATCATAATAAGCCTGTTGAAGAGTCTTGAATGAAGCGCTGACCGGTATATTTTCAGGCTCACTTGCCGAATGTGTCTCAAGCACATGATAGTAATCGTTGAAAGCATTCCGATAAGCAACGGTATCAATACCATACCGGGACGCGTTAGCAAGGATGGAATCTCTCTCCGCTTTCAAAGCCTCCATCTCCTGTTTTAACGCAGTCTTTTCAGTCGGGGATATAACACCATCATCTGCCCAAGTATTCAATCTGTCCTGAGCAGCTTTTGCATCGGTTTTGGCGATGTCTATTTCCTTGTTGGTTGACTCAAACTCCTGCTCGATGGTCTTTCCGTTGCGAAGGATGAAGATGCCTTTTAGGAAAGCGTTGATAGAGTATATACCATATCCTGAAGGTTGATAACTTGCGGGAAAATCAGTATCCGTAATGCCTCCTAAATATCCTATTCTCGTTTTCAACTTCCCTTCAAACGTCTTTGAATTAACCCCATCCAATATATCGATCACAGGATGGCCATTTGCGACAGGCTGGACAACTGAAGCAAAATAAGCGTTAGGCGTAGATATATCGACAATCACATTTTTACCGTCATTGAAAATCCGGCCGGCTTCTCCGTTTTGCTCTGAACCGGCAAACAGTTCCGGGGTGCTTATCTGGGCACCGTCCTTAAAAGTCAATACATAGCCTTTAGTAGTGTAAGCATACACCACACCGCTAACTAAGGCACTATTAGAGACAGTCCCTATTGTCTTACCTCCTAAATCATATTCCTTCTTCGTTATACTTCCATTTTCAATAGAATAGTAGCTCTTTGAAGTAAACACAAGGAAGCAACCGGATTTGTAGCAGATGGCATCAGTCATGGTATCATCTATGTCATATACGGAGAACTGAGAATCCTTAAGATTCCTAACTTCCAAAGACAGTCTGTCTGAAGATAACATATAATTTCCACTGATACGCATAGCCTTTGTATAGACCATATCCTCTTTATACAGGGTGACAGTTCCGGACTTGTCTATGGCAAACTTGACCATATAATCCCTGCTGCTTTTACTTCCACGCCAGCCGATGTAGAAATGATCATCGTCAAAACCCATGTTTCCCTTTTCATAGGTGTAGAAGTTAACACCGGCATCCAAATCGCTTACAGCCATGGAACCGGTAAACAAGTTGTTGATGTCGGAAGAATATCCTATTGCCGATAATGTCCCGGTCGAGTAAATATCAGCTACATAGACATACCCGCCATTCCAGTAGAACAAATCCTGCAATAGGGTAAATTCATAAGGTGTAGCGTTTAGTTTCGTCCATACGGGAGAAGTGAGTAAAGCTGACTTGTAGAAATTAAGGCTGGCTGTACTAAAGTCAGCCGCAACTATCAAGTCCGACTTAAAATACTTTCCATCTACCGTACCGGAATATATAGTATGAATAGTCTGCGTTTCATCCTCTACAGTAGCCGGCAAAGACGAATATTCACCCAAACCTTCATTCTGTGGGCTGCCTTCCTCGGCAGATAAATAAATCAAGCTCTGTCGGGCCACATTCTGAGTGTTGCCCATTTGTACCAATTCGTCATCCTGTTTAGGCACCACACCGTTAAACTCACTTTTCAGAATCCAAACCTTAGAGCCTTCTGCACGATCAATCTCTACCCAATAGTATTCTACTTCGTTTCCGCTAAATACTTGGTGTCTTACAAGGTCATGCGCTTGAAATGTTGGCTGATCGTCACCGAAGTCGAGGACGTAATACTCGCCATCTTCCGTCACCTCTACAACCTTACTGTTGCTCTGGCTGATCACCAAGGCACCGTTAACCGAACGTATTTTCTGAATGATCAGTTCAAATACCTTCATCATCTTGCGGACGGTAACGATGTCACATTCCAAAGTCCAGTTACCGGCTTCGTCCTTATAAAGTTTGGCACCTTCTCCTGTAAATCCCGGAATAAACTTCGGAGAAGAGATGTATTCTTTCAATATAGCTGCGGCAGCGTTTAATATACCATCCTCAGAGAGAGAAGCGGTAGGCTCTGCCTGAGATTGGTCCCAACCGGTTTCAATGCCACCACGGATGGTCAGTTTGTAAGGGGTGGTGTCGTTTTGGTCTTTCCGGAGAAAAACCTTTTTCAAAGCCTCCATGTCAACATCCGCAGCAAGCTTAAATGCTACTACATTATCCCTGTTGGTACGTATAAATATAGCCGGATCTTCGTCTGCATTACAGATATAAAATTCTCCTTGATTAAGCCCTTCCAAATGCGACATAGAATCAGGAGAAATGACGGGAGCTTTTGCTTTCCCGTTTTCAATTTCTGAACCAAACCATTGTATTTTGCTTATATTCTTTTTCATGTCAAATTCGTGAAGTATTTATGAATGCTGCTTCGCTTTCTTTATATTTCAACATTTCCCCCTCCTTCGGGTTATTTACGACAAAACCGACAATAGATGCGCTGCTCGCCTGCTCAGGAGCACCGCCAACACCGGCAATAGAATTTTCCTGTGGTTCCAATGCAATAGTCACGAAAAACATTTGGCTGTCTTCCATAACCTGACTTATCTCTGGAATAGAATTCTCGGATCTTACATATCTCTCTCCATTCACATCAAACATAGACACACACAATATCCGGTTAAGATGCCTTCCGAACCAATACGGGACACCACACGAGTTTCCTATTGTAAGTACATACGAATCATAGGGAACAGCATATAACTCTTCTATTTCTTGTCTTTGATTGCGGTATTGTTCATTATCTATCTTTGCGGAATATCCTGCCGGCTTAAACCCCGCTTCCACTCTCCATTCGAATACCTGTTGAGTATCTCCTATCCAGAAGATATTATCAAAAGCAGAATTATTATCTTTGTGTGAATAGCTAATCAGTGCGGTTTCTTCCAGGATATTGGAATCGGAACATACTTCAAATGGCTCAGATTCTTTCCTTTCAAAAGTTATACTATAGACTGAATCCGGAAGTGAAGTAAACACGACATAATACATCATAACAGATGCATTTACCTCATAAGTCTGGAATTGGATATTGGAAGAAGTTCCTTTGATAAGATCGTTAAGAGAGGCTGAAGCTACTTCTCCGTCATCCGCAAATATTTGCAGGAGTATTTTATCAGTTGTATGAAACCTCTGAATGTAATCTACATCGATTGCATATTTGTCCTTAACTGGCGAAAAGAACAATGGGCATATATCACCTATCTTAATCATAGTCCTTTAGTCCGAATTTGGGTTACAAGCCTCTTGACCTGTGTTATCGTAGCAAATATATGAATTAAAAACGTAATTATGAACGATTTCACCTTATTTTATACTCTCTACTATCAAAGTATATTTAGCAGCTTCAGAACGGCCGTAATTAAACTTACCGTCTTTAATATACCCATGATATGTTTCTCCTCCCTTCTCTATAGATATTAATCCTGTGAGATCATCAGGAGCTTTCATATCTCCGGACTCTACTGAAACCTCGCCAACAGTAAACAGCCTCTCTCCTTCCGTCAACTGGATATCCATTCTTTCGGATACTCCATCAATAACCACGTCACTGTTACCATCAGAAGACGCAAAGTCCAATGTGTTGGTAAATGCACCAATAAACTTCCGGTTAGCCTCTATCATATAACGTGGAGAGTATACAGCATTAAACATTGTATCGGGACTTATTACCCCGGAAATGGATGGACCACCATTTATCTTACGTATAAGACGGTATCCGCCATCTATTGAAGCAAGCCTTGCATTAACAAAGAATACATCATTGTCGCTATCACTATCCGTAGTATCCTCTCCCCTTTTCTGAACCAAAAACTCTATTCCGTATGCGTCAGCCCGAAACGGGCTTATCAATTCAAGGGAATTATCAGTCAAGGTCACTCCGGTACTATATTCATTTGTGAAATGAAATTCATCACGTCCGTTCACACTGTCATAATCCTGCTTGTCATAACCGGCCCGTACCCGGGAATAAATCAAAGAAGAATTTACGCTATATTCAAACGACCGTATATTGTCACCGAAATCTTTTACTATGTTTTTTGAAAACAGACTACTTCTATGTACAAATGTAACTTTGTCTTCCCCTATCACAGGAACAAAGCCAAACTCCGACTGCATCCAATCAACAAACTTTGTGTACGAACAATACAATTTTGCCTTTTTCAGACCTCTTGCACTCTCAGCAGGAATTATCATACATTCATCCAATCTCTTGTCTACCCCTGAAACGATCTCTCCTGTAATTCCTTCCTGCCCTCCATTTATACTTTGAAGAAGCCGGTTTAGAAGCTTGACAGGAGTAACTATATCAATGTTAACCGGTATTATTCTTGCATCCCAATTTAGACTAATATAAGGGTCCCTGATAGTCAAAGTCATTTCTTTAATAGATCCATATTTGATAAAGCAATACTCTCCTTCAAGTAATGTTATATTATTCATATATGAAAGTAAGAAAATAGTTTCTGGATGTTCATCATTAACAAATGTTCCCGCTATTTCCGTTTCACTGCCGTCTAAACCAACTTTTATAAGCTGCATGGATAGAGCTTTATTTGCAGCCACTTTAAATGAAATAGATACATTTAAAAAACAAGTAATATTCCTTTCCGCTCTGAAAAGGAAAGTGTCTTTATCATTTTTAGATACATCTTGCTGAAAGGTATCTCCATATGTAATATATCCACCTATAGATGTTTCACTTGCCCCAACCACTAATGGAAAGTATTTTTGGTTTAGTAATGCAGCCTCTAACTTCACTGATATATCCGTTGAATCCTCAATGCTATTCCCGGCAACCAACCAGTTCACATTCTGATTCATTTTTATACCGTCATAGTACAAGTATTTGTCTTCTGTAAGTTCGCTCACAGCATATTCATACTGTGTTCCCTTTTTAGCTTTTATCAATGCGGCCAGGCTGTCATCTACAGCACTGATAGATATGGTATTCCCATCATCTTGAAATGTGGAGAAATCTAACGAACACCGGAATCTTTCATTCCAGAGCCAACTATTATTTCTTGTGTAAAACACCACACTCGCAGATGCTTGCAGATATTTATCTCGGAATACACGTTTTAATAAATTATATGCAGCATTAGAAAACTCAAACTTTGTAGAGAACGATCTTACGACTCCATCATAATCCCCCCTCTTAAAAGAAGTGGTTATGTCGTCCCAATTGACCAGGTTATCCGTTACCTGATACGAGTATCCATCAACTAATAACTCACATTTATAATACATATTATTTTCTTTTTAATGATTTCAGACGCAAATCAACATCATCACACATCCTCTTTACCATATAGGCATATTCCTTTGCGGAAAATGAATCCGGATCAATATGCATATTGAAATGTTGCATTACGGCCACTCTTTCTCTCACAAAGTAATCCCTATCCATAATAGCCGACTTAGGGAGGTCGGATTGTTCTGACATGATCTTATCCACCCGAAATCTACTGTTAGATAAAATAGCTTCAATCCTGCTGCATATCTTATTGTGATCATTAGGATCAAGACTATATCCCATATCATTAAGAATCAAACAAACCGTAGACCACTCCTTCTCTTCAGTAAGATAACGGCAGCAGTTCATCAACTGTATCTTTATCACAAGGCTGATAATTTCATTCTTCTTAGAAACTTCAGCCAATATTCCCTTCTTCCCAACTATAGACATATATTCATTAACCAATCCGGACGCCGCTTTCTGTTTTTCATCTTCACTATAATCTCCTTCACACACGGCGTCCGAATTTCCACAAAATACATCTATGAATCTTCTGAGGGATATTCTATCAAGATCTGTGTATATCATATTAAATACGATTTGATATATTTCTTAGCTCGGCTTCTTTTGCAGCCTTCTTCTGGTATTTAGCCATCTTTTCAAACGAACGGTTTAACGACTGCATCTCACGCTCCAACTTTCTATAATCATTATTCACATTCACAGAAATAGGCTCACCCATCCTTTCGGCATCCTTCATCAAAGCACCTATGTCTGAACGCAAGTTCATGCTGCGATACAAAGCTAACCTGTCAAAAGGAGGCAGGAAATCACTGCGCCTCTCTATATCTACATCGGGAATAACCTTTGCCCGACGCGGCAAATCAATCAAAGTAGGAACATTAGGAGTTATATAAGCTCCCCTGTCAGTTACAACAGCTTCATGTTTACCTCCATCTCCTACAATAGCTAACCCACCGGGATGGTTATCTGTACCCTTAGCATATTTGGGAATAGGCTGAGCAATAATAGTCGCAAGCTGAATAGCGCCTAATGCAGAAGTTGTAGCTATAAATGGAATTGCTGCCGGAAGCCCAACTTCGGCAATAGTTTTCATTATACCGGCTGCTGTATTCATTATTGTTTGCATTATATTATTAGCTTTATCAAACTTGGCTTGCCTGGTTTGTAAATCAGCTTTTTGCTTCTCCAGTTCTTTATTCTTTGCCGCTGTTTTCTTTTCAGCAACTCTTTTCCTTTCCTCAGCTTCCTCTGTAGTAATAGCCCCTTTTTCAGCCAACTGTTCTATTCTTTCTATTTCTTCCTCTCCGGATTTTTCATTAGCCTCTTGTTCTTTCTCTATTTCAGAGATTTTCCGATCAAAAATGGCAGAACCAAGTTCTGAAAATCCATTAAGTATTTCTGAGGCCATTTGTATACCTTCAGAAATCTTATTCATTTTCTTTTGATGCGCTTTTACTGTATCTTCATATGCATTAATTTCAGCATCACGTACCTCTTTAGCAAGAGCGATCTCAGCCTCTGCTATCTTCCTTTCTAATTTAAGTTTGTCATCTGGGGATAATCCGGGAGTATTTAATTGTTGTTTAGCCAATTCAATAGCCGCTCGTGCTTGTTCTATGGCATATTTTTGCGTTATTTTCGCTTTTTCACGCTCATAATCCTCTCTTTGAATCAGTCCCTTAGTGTATTTTGCAGATAAGGCATCCAATTCTTCCTGCATACTGGCTGAAGCTATTATAGCATCCATAGAATATTGCTCTTGCAGTTTTTTATTCCTTAGATCTGCAAATTTGGCCATCAAATCAATAGATTTCTTATCATATTTCTCTTGAATGGCAACGACATCTTCTCCTGTCTTATCTGCATAATATACTTCTCTTGCACGTTCAACAAGAAGCAATCTCTGCCTTAATTCCAACTCTTCCTCACTCCCTTCCTTTACAAGCTCAAGCCTATTAGACAAGTCCTTTTTCTCTTTGTCTAAATTGAATGATACAGTTTTGTCTTCTATGGCTTCTTGCATTTTTTTAGAAAGATTTTCACGAGTTTTTATCTCTTCTTCACTATTTCCCTTTATGGCAGCAATTCTTTTGGTATATTCAAAACTGATCTTTGCTAACTCTTTTTCAAGGCCTTCATCCATCAGATCCAATTCAGACTGCTGATAGTTCTCTTTTATTTTTAATCGCTCTCTTTCAGCCTTTTCTAATTCTTTTTTTTCTTTATCCGTTAATTCTTTTGTTAAGTTTTGATTTGTTTCTTCTTGCTGAAGATCTACTTTTTTTAAATCCTCAATAATAGACTCTGTTATAGATGCTATTGCCTTTTTACCAGCAGCGGCTACAATTGCAGTCTCAACGTTTTCTTTTAATTGTTTTTTAGACAATCCTTTTGATGAATTAAAATAAAACAATCCCGTTTTATTTAATTCCTCTTCAGCTTGTTTCCGATCATGTATTGCTGTTTTATATGCCCTATTTTCAATTTCAAAAGTACTTTCCAATGAAGAAATATATTCTTCTTTAGCAGATATAGCAGCTTCATCTGCCGACATCCCCTCCTTAATTTTTTCTTTATACAGTCGAGCCATATTTTCTCGATTCTTTTTCAGAACATCGGATGTGGCTAACTCCTTTTGTGCTCTAGCTACTGCTTCATTTTCCGCATCATCCTGCATCTGATTATATGATTTCAACTGTTTCGCGACTTCTCTTAATCCTTCTGCAAAAAAATCTAAGACATCTTTCATCAGACCTGTAGATTTTGAAAATGATAGCATAAATGCTTCCCATGCTGAAGATAATCCGGCAATAGCTCCTTGAACATTATCCCCCATTGTATTAGCCATGTCATCCAATTCTCCTTTAACTCCTGTAATTTGTTCACGTAATGGAACTATTTTATCAGCAGCAGTAAGAAAAGCATTAAAGGCAGCAACACTGCGCTTATCTGTTAACTCTAATGTCGTATTTAGATCTACTCCTTGATCTTTTAATTTTTTAAGTCCAGCAACTAATTCAGGGAGTGTCTTTACCGGACCACCAAGCGCCTTTGCTAATTTACCCGAACCATCGGCAAGATTAAGCAAAATATTACGCGTTGCAGTAGCAGACATAGAAGCATCAAATCCGGCATCTGCTAATTTCCCTAATAATGCTAAAGTATCTTCTATCTGGAAATTAAATGCTTTTGCAACAGGTCCTACAATGGGCATAGCTGTCTGAAGATAAGAAAATGAAAGTGCACTCTTTGAAGTTGCAATAGCCATTGCCGACACATATCTTTCCGTTTCAGAAGTATCAGCATTAAACATTCGTAGTGCAGCACCGGCAAGCGCTGCCGCTTCAGGTAATTCTGCACCAGTTGCCTGAGCAAACTTGAGAATACCTTCAGTCGATTGCAATATTTCTTTCCGGGAAAATCCTAATTTGGCTAATTCTATTTGTAGTCCGGTAGCTTCAGAAGCAGTATACTTAGTAGCTGCCCCTAGGCGTTGAGCATCTGCGGTGAGATCTTTTATATTTTTAGAAGTAGTTCCTAAAATTGCAGAAAGATTACTGTTTGCAGCTTCAAAATCTATAATAGATCTTACTCCCGATTTAAACAGACCTATCATTTGTTGTATGCCGGAAATGACAGCCTGTGCACCTACCATTCCCTTAATCATTGAACCCACTCCAATCCTGACTTCTTGTAATCCGGTTCCCATACTGGATTTTAATAGACCTCCGGTGCTCTTGGCCAGATTACCCATGTTTTTGAGAGAGACATTACCTTTTAATATCTCCGATGTAGCAGCTTTTATATCTTCTTTATAACGGCCGACATTCATCTTTGACTGAACTAAAGAATCAGAATTCTTTTTAATCAATGAATCGTTACGATCTATGACTTCATTAAACTTCTTTATAGTTTCAGTACCCTCTTTTGTAGTTATATCTACTTCTTTTCTTGCGGCACGAAGTATTTTATTCTGCTCCTCAGCATCCCGAAGTGTTTTAATTTCCATTCTAAGGGCTGAGATCCCCTCCTCTACTGTATATTTGTATCTTTTATTTTCTTGATTTATTAATTTTTTTTGCCTCAATCGTTCCGTCTCAATCTTTTGAGCTGCCAACTCTGCATCTTTGTTTAGTTTATTAGCTTTTGCTTCTTCCAGAATAGCTTTTACATTTTTCTCCGTTTGTTCTTCTATTTGCTTAAGTAAACCCTTGTATCTACCTTGTATATCAGACAGTTCGTTTTGAGTAGTAATCAATTGGTTCATTATACCGGTATACTTCTCTGTTTTATCCGCTAATTCCTTAAGATCTCCCGGTTTTACTCTGAGACCTCCTGCCAAATCTTTGGTAAGATTCACATAAGCCTCTTTGGTTTCATTAAATTTAGCAATCAGGCTAGTTAATTCATCAAAAGCTTTTTTATCAACAATATCCGTTATTTTAAATTCATTCGCCATAATTTAAAATTTTGTATCGTGCCCCTTCACACGATGGTTATTACTTCTTATTCTAATAAAATACCAATTCAACAAACGTCCCATAGAATTCAATACCTTCCGGTAGAAAATCAAAGGTTCCGTCTTTCCTTTCGTACAGCACATACACAGAGTGATCCATCTTGGCAGCTATGCGTGCAAGACTTCGGACTCTTTCTATATCCTGCATCCTTTTTTTATTATCACACCAACAGCTCACAGTATACCGAATTTTGCATAATATTCCCGTAACGCGGGATTCATAAAATGAACCATAAAATGCCCCAATGCTTCGGGCCCTACGGCCAGTATTATACTGCCGTATTTCTTTTCAATATCATCCCCAAAAGAGACTCCGACAGACTCTATCCTCAATCCGTCATCAATTGGGATAGCAGTAATAGAAGAATAATAGTCTCCACGGATTATAAGGTTTGGAGTTTTCATATCACGTGGTGGCAAGAATAGATAAGAAGGAGTCGGGGGTGTTTTCTCCATTTTCCATTTCATATAGCCTTCAGCGTTATGGAACCATCTGCCCGCATCTTCCGAATTAAAAAAAGGATCATTGAGATAAGTTGGCCTTAAAGGTTTGCCACGACCGTTCACCCCTGAATATAATTGTTGCCGGATAAAGTCCTGCACCAAATCAGCATTACTCTGAATTGTGTGTTTTACAACTTTCTCAAGTCCTCCAACAAACAGTTTAAAATTATCAGCCGCATCGCTTAATGTTGCCATATCCCATGTAATTTAAAAGGGGATGAACTAATAAAAATCCATCCCCTTCACCCTGTCAATCAATCAGTTTACCTTTATCCGGAATCAAACCTTTAATCCGGTCGTAAATATCACCCAGCATCTTTTCCCTTTCAAATTCTTCCCTGTCCAAGAAAAATAACTTTTTGTGAGTATCAATAAAGTCCTTTCGTTTCCACTTCACTACCTCGTTTTCTATGAAATTCACACCTTCTACAATCATGTTGTATTGTATTTATAAGTTAAAGACTTGAATCATACGATTCTTTCTGCTCAATACCGACAATACCGTTTTTCTGAAGTTCAGAAGGCTTCTTCAAAGAAGGAGTTCCTGTAGCGGTGACAGTCAATTCACCATTATCGTAGGTAATAGCCGATACCCCCCCGTCAAAAATTTTTTCGGCACTTTTAGAAAGAGCGTCCGCATAATACCCTGTAACATTAAGTCCTCCGAAGTGCTCAATCAACTTGTACTTATTCTCTCCCACTTTCACCAGGTCAACGAACACAAGCCCTTTCAATGCTTCCACTACATCAAAGTCAAGAACCATGACATTCGCTGTTTTAATATACTTTTCATAATCCTTAAACATAAGGTTTACGATCAGATTAGCGACCTGACCGGAAGAATCCCAATCCTGCCCGCTTGGATATACTCCCGAAAGGGCAATACCACTCAGACCGGTTGCGTCACGATTGGTTCCGAACAATACATTGTCTTCATCAACTATTACCGCGTCAAATTCCACTCCTTTTGCCATCATCAGATTGGCTTTAAGGCTGGCATCATAATTATCCAATGTCAGAGCTGCCGTATATGCGGAATATCCGGTAACTTTATCACCTCCATATCCGGTTGCACTCACGTTTGCTTCACCTCCTGTAGGAGCAAATTCTTCAACCGTCTTAATCGGATAAATCCGGTTAGGACGGTCCGCATGACACAACTCTTCTATCTTCTCTGCTGTAAGGCCGTTCGGGATTTTAAAACCCCTCGGAGTAAGAATTACCGCTTTAATCTTACCCGGATCGAGGATACACTTCGATCTTCCGGTGTTAAAGTATTCCTGCCCCTTGCATTCTCTAAATTCTATCGCCATAACACTTTTCTTTTTTTAATGTGATCTGTAAATTCTTAATATTTATCCCGTCGATATAATCTTTAAATGGCTTCCCGTCCGGTCCAGTAACTCCTGCCTTACCATATCGGTAATTCTCGATATACATGTGAGGGACATTCTTTACATAGGCCATATCAAAAGTCGGCTCTTTACCGATCTCTTTGATCAATATCTCGTAAATAGGTCTGAGACATTCGGCAAATGATATACGCGAACGTTCCTCGTTGGTATATGAAGGGAGTGTATTTACAACAAGCAAAAGGCTAAGTGACATTTTCCATTTTTTATCGGTCCTATCCTCCTCAATCGGAGAATAAAGAAATATGGCCGGATATTTCAATTTTGCAGTGGCATTTGATTTACTCCATATCAATAGCTGGTCAGAAATATAATTCCAATCCCCGAACATGTAAGAGATATGCTTTCCATACTCCTTTGATACGCGTTCAACTATTCCCCTGAATATATCCGTTATTACAATCATAAGCCAAACAAGTTAATCTCTTCCAACATTGAACGGTCAAACGAAAACCCGTCGTAGCTGTCATCCTTGCATAAGAAATCAAGCAGATCATAATTCATCTCAACCATTTCATTCCATGCCGGAATCAGGACCACATTAGGATCAGCCTGTTCTTCATCCGCAGAGCCGGTTGTGCCTACACCACTTACATGTACGTTGTTTCTCCTTACAAAGTAAAAGAATACATAGTTAGCGATTGGGCTTTTACCGTCTTTGGCCAGAAATTCCTTCAACCTCTCCCATTTATCAATTTTATCTCCGTTCTCCTTCAGATAGTTTATGAATTGACGGCACATATCCCTTCCCAACACCAATTTCAGATACTCTTTCTCATAGGTATCAATGAAACTATTAAGATAGTCTTCCATGGAAGTACGGGTAATAGAAGGAGCCCCCGTATCCACATTCAAGCCATCTATAGATATTGTCCCCTTAAAGTATGTACCGTCAATGATCATATAACTATTCTTTTAATTTATTATCACCCGGTTTAACGAACAGTTCTTCACATCCGAGCTCTTTTGCATCCTGCATCAGATTATTAGGCACCCGGATTTTCCCTTCCTTGAAAAACTTACTCGCAAGCGGCATATTCACACTCGTTTTATCCCCCTTCTTGAAGAAATTCACGTCTTTAATGAATTCAACTTCATACTGCTTATGAAGGTCCATGTTATACTCTTTTCCCATATTTATCCTACTTTATGTTTAACCACCAACTGAAGGAGAAATAGCCTCCATTACCGTAGCAAATGAATCACTCACAAATGCAGTTTTATACTGCGCTTTTACATATGCCATCAATCGTTTTTCACCGATCATGGTTACAAGGTTCTTCGTGAAGTCGTCGTTTTCCCAACCAAAAGTAATGGTCAGTTGAACCAAGTCTCTAATATTCAGGTAATTGAAATCACCGATACGGAACTTACCCTGTTCGATGGCGGTAGACGTTTCCACCGCGAGTCCTCTGATAAGTTCATCACCTACACGGAACGGCCGCAAGTATTGTCCGTTTGCATCCTTTTCAAGCTGCATCATCGCATAATCGATCGGATTCATCAATACAAGGTTAGGACGATAATTCATCTTGCTTGTAGAAAGAATCTGAGTATATGCCGCTACAATGGCATCATACATATTGGGCGATTTAGCTACTTTGAATCCGGTAAGCGAGAATGAAGGAAGATCTTTAAATACACCTGTAATCTGTCCGTCCGCTCCGGTACCAGAAATAATTCCCTCTTCTTCTGTAATGCCGATACGGTTAATGATTTCCGCTCTGATCTCCGCTACCAACTGAGGCAAATCGGTCAAAGTCTCCTCTGTAAGCTTCACAGTCAACGCAACCTTGCCGGCAGTAATGCTCTTTTCCGAAAGTGTTGCGTCCATATTAGGTTTCAGTCCGCCTTCAGGTACCCATTTGGCATCACCCTCACCCGGTTTGAACTCGGCATAAGTCAACGAACGCGTACTGATACTTGCTACATTTGCATATCTTCGAATCACTGTTTCAGCTTTCGGATCTACAGAAAGAGTTGTATCTACCGTATTGTTATAATGCGGTGCAATGCCTGTACTGGTTACTGTAGAAACAGCTTTGCTGTCCAGTACCAGATTAATGCTTTTCTTATAACCGGCAGACGCTTTACATGCACCTTTCAAGTCAACCACTTTGGCACCTTTCTCAATCGTGATAAAGTCCTTCAGTTGTTCCTCAATCTGTTTATCAATGCTCTTAAGAGCAATTTCACCGTTCCCGGTCTTTTCCGTAGCGGCCTTGATCCGGATAAGGCTTTCCTCGATACTGTTGATGGTTTCATCAAACGTTTTCTTATCAACCGCACTTTCGCTATTCTCTTTCTTGAAATCGCTGATCGATTTTACCGCTTCAGTAATAGATGTACGCAGATCCTCAATTTTCAGTTTATCGTTAAGGTAAGACTTGATCTTCTCTCCTATCTCCTTATCGATAGAATCAGCCAAGGCGCTGTCCATCTTCTCCCATACTTTTTTGTCATCCTCAGACATTCCCTTTGTGTCAATAAGGTCCAAAAATCCTAATTTCATAAGCAATCCTGTTTTAGTTTTAATTTATTAAACATAGACTTCTTACCACGTACGTCGGCTTCCTTTGCTGGCGGATTGCTTTCCGGCCTTGCAGAAGCAAGTGACATAGCTTTAGCAATGATCCTTTGTAACTCTTGTTGTTTTATAACGTTAAGTCCTTTACATAAGACGTCGATGTCAGATACCAATTCACAATATCGGTCTTGGTAATCCTCCTCAGACTTTAACCCGAGATACTCCGTTTCACCATTTATACCGATTGAGACAGCAGAGATTTCATAAAGGACAACCTCTTTTACGATCAGGCAATCTCTTTCTTCATCCCATTCACATTTCTCCCACACGTATCTATATCCAATAGAGAATTGGTTCAGTGTTCCGGATTCAAGCTGTGTCAAAGCCTGGTTACCACGTTCTACATCATCAATTACGGCTTCAAAATACAATCCCCTTTCATCCTCACGCAAAGCCGTCAACCGACCGATGGGTTCACTCATATCATGCATCCACAGAAAGATAATCTTGTCATTGGCCGGACTTTCCGGTCCCCTGTCCTGGATACTTTTTGAGAAGCATCCTTTTATAAGCATATCTCCGGACTTGTCTATATTACCAAATATGGCAGCATACCCCGAGATCTTCCGGCTTCCGCTGTCAATTGACAAATTCTTTGTCTCAAACGAAAAGGACTTAGTCTGCTTGCCAATTCTACCTTTATATTTATTCTTCGTTTCCATATTCTCCTTTAGGTTTTTCAGGATCAATATCTATATATTCAGCTAAGATGCTTCTTCCTTCATCCCCAGTAATAAGACCGGCTTGTTTACCCTTAATCATGGAATCCATTACCCTTTGCAATACTTCCGAAGACTTACTCTTATCCGTCTGTAAACATTCCACATGCGAAAAATCAATCTTCATAATAGTGCCTTCCTGGCAAACATTTTCCGTAAAAGCCTCCGATATTATTTCTGAGTTAGGTATGATCAGGTCCTGGTAACCGGCACGTTTAGCCGATTCCTGGTTCTCAAACTTACTTTCATTAAAAAGGCTCGGGTTAAGACCGATAGCATTAGCGATCTTTTCAGTACACCTCTTATCCTCTTCATGAAGTTTTAACTGGTCAGAATTATAATTCAAGGGAATCCATCCCAATTTAGCACGGGAGACAGCAATCTGGAACTGACTTTTCATCAACCCGTACTTCCGCTTGAATCTATCAAGAAGTGATTCCTGTTCGGTTGAATTCAGCGAAGCGTTACCTGTCTCACTGTTATCGTTATTGTAAATGATCCCTTTGGGGCCTCCATTCGTTATCAGGGAATTACTTGCCTGCATAGAAGCCATCCAGTTAGAAACAGGGATAGACAAACTGTCTACGGCCGTACCAAACGTTATCTCATCACCTTCATTGCAAGGAATATGGATATCACTGTCGTAAATGATAAAATACTCCTCCTTGTTAAGGACCTTTTTCTCGGTTCCACACTCAACGTACGCCTCCTTGACTATTCCGTCCAGATCTACCTGGTCCAGAGATTTCCCGGTACCGGTCAGATGGAAATGCATGGGATGGATGATCCACATCGTCCGAGGAATACTTTTCTTGAAAATACGGTTGGTGTATATAGGGCAGTATCCATACGTCCGGAGAACCATTTCTATTTGAGAGAAGAAGGCGATGGAATTTTGAAGCGGATTAGGTTTCTTAAACAAGGCGGTCAGTTTCGGATCTGTGACATCGTTACCCTCTGAATCTGTCAGGTAAACCCTTCCGTTTGCAAACATGGCTCCCACCTTCCTTATAACGGTAGCGAACGGAGTACAATACAACAAGGCGTTTTCTTTATCCATGGCTTGGGACATGTTAAAGTCCGTCTTCCAGATGGCACCTTTCGAATCAAAAAGATTGGTAAGATAGAATGTATCATTACCTCTCTTCTCAACCACATTAACCTTATCGGTCATATTCATTGCCTTTTTTGAAAACCAGCTACCCATATATGCAAAAAGAGTGGATACACCCAAAGGCGTACCCACTCCCGTTTTTATGTATTTCGTTCTTTTATGATTTACGGTAGCATATACCTTTATATGCCGTGGATACTCTCCACTGCAAATATAGATAATATTATTGATTATTTACCTAAACTACCTACTTTTTATTTATAGAATTTATTATTTTTATTTCATTTAACAGATTGGTTTATAATAGAATTAAGTAAGTAAACAAACAAAATCAAGAATATTATAAACAAACAAAATGTAACTGTTACTTACTGAGATACTGACTAAAAAGAATATGATTGATCAATGAATATATAGTTAGTTATTTTTATTTCTTTATGCTTTTATGCTATATAACATACAAATATTTGTATTGCAACACTTGCAGGATACAAATATTTGTACTACCTTTGTAACATCAAAAAGGAAATAAAGTAATAACAATAAAAAAACAAAAGCCATGACAGCATCTGAAGTAAAATCAATATTAGGAAATAATAGAGAAATGATTATTAATTTCTTTTATGATAATGTTAAAGAGGACAATTTCTATAATTTAGGTTGGTTTATGACAAGAGTGCTGAATGAATCTATCGCTTCCTGGATCAAAAGAAAAAATATAGCAGAAAAAGAAATTATGTCAGTAATGAATAAAGTGATGAAGAGTTATCCTCAAATCGCTAAAGGCTATATAAGCAATTATGAAAAAGCGGTAAATTACTTTGGAAAAGAAAAAGCAAATCAAATTTTAAATGCCAAATAAATATTAAAACTATGAATGCAAGACAAACAATTGAAGTAAACCAACAAATGATTCAAGACTTATTGGATAGCGCCAAAAAGTTGGCAGAGTTAAAAAATATATCTATTGCTGATGCGATAGATTACAAAGTATCAGTGTATGAAAAATATGCTAAGACATCGAATGAAGCTGTAGCATGGTATTTAAGAGGTGAAGAAGCTAAAAAAATGATATCCTTATGAATAAGAGCAGTTATAGAGAAGTCCTAGGACAAAAACTCCAAGAATTTAGGGAATCCCGTAATTTATCAAGATATGCTGTTGCCAAAAAAGGAAATATACGTATTGAACAGGTGAAAGCGGTCGAGGAAGGAGTAACTAATTATACTATAGATGTCTTTCTCGGATATATTTCTGGATCTGACTTATATATGTATTTTGCTGAAAAAGACAACGAAAATAACCTCAAGGATTTAATAGATAAGATATAAAAAAGGCCGGGATTGCTCCCGGCCTGAAAAAAAGATATTAGTAAGATTTATATTGTTCAGATACTTGATACTCTTTACCCTCATAGGTAAATGTCCAAGTGAATATAGGAAGGTAAACATACCTCATCTGACCACCAAGATTAGTTGATTGCCCTGACTTAAGAGAGCCCAGTTTAGAGGCTTCGTCAGTGTATAATACGATGCTTCCTGTTGATCCATCTTTTACCTCAAACTTAGTAAGAGATATCTCTTTAGAACTTGTGTTGGTTATGTAACAATACACAGACCCTGTTATATAACCATTAATGGAGACAATAGATGAAGAACCTATTCTCAGATCCATAAAATCGGAAATCTCTGCTGATACAACTTCGCAAGTAGCAGTATGCCCACTATCTTCTGTAGTTATTGTTATCGTAGAAGTGCCTTCCTTCAATGCTGTAACCTTTCCATTATTGTCTACAGAAACAATGTTGGGTGCAGAACTGCTAAATTTTACATTTTTATTCTCTGCATTTTCAGGCAAAATAGAATATGTTAATGTGTAATTTTCTCCATTCAATATCTTAATAGAGGATTCAGTAAACTGAACTCCTTTTACTGAAGGAGGCAAAACATTCACAGCACACTGAGCTTTAAAGTTCCCATCATTAGTAGTGGCAATTATGTTACATGTACCTTTTGCCAATGCAGTCACCAATCCGTCTTCTACCTTTGCAATATTAGGATCGCTGGAAGACCATTTGATACTTTTGTCCTTTGCATTTTCAGGAGATACAGTAGCTGTCAGAGTAAATGACTCGCCGGCTTCAATAGATTTAGTTGTTTCATTCAATGTAACTCCTGTAACCTTAATAGGATTCACTTTAACAACACATTTGGCGGAGGTATCACTTCCTTTGACTTTGACTGTAATAGTACATTCACCATCGGAAACGGCTGTAACCTCGCCATCTGCATTAACCGTTGCTATAGTTTTATCCGAAGACTCCCATTCCACTTCTTTGTTGGTAGTATTTTCAGGTTCTATCGTATACTCCAAACGGAATGATTCACCAGTAGTCATCGTCTTTTCATTCTCAGATAGTTTGATACCCGTTGCCTCAATTGGAGTTACAGTAATCTTACATATATCTTTTAACCCTAAATTAAAGGAAGATACTGATATAGTTGCTTCTCCAACGGCTTTGCCATAAACAACTCCATTTTCAACAGTTGCAATTGTTTCATCAGAAGAATTCCATTCATATTCGGGAGCGGGTAAATCTGCTGGCGAATGGCTGACAGTAAGAGTTATTTTCTCACCAATCTTTACTGAAGCTTCACTTTTAGAAATTTCGATAGATTGTACAACAGGTTTGTCATCATCACCGCAAGAAGATAATGACAGAACAGAAACAATAGATAGTAACAATAAAATAGTTCGTTTCATGAATATAACATTTTAATATTAAAAAATATTGTGCAAAATAATTAAATAGATACATACTTACCAAGTTTTATCCGAATTATTTTTTGTATTCAACTAAAATATCTATCTTTGCAGTGCTTAACATATTTATAATCCTAACAAATGCAAGCGGAGCTTGCATTAATCATGCGAGCATTTTTTATGCTTGTACTTAAAATATTTGAGGTATTACTATACCCCCGTGGCAAACTGTAATGGAATGTCAGCATTTGTTAGGAATGTGTTAAGCAGCGGGAAAGATGGTAGTACCTCTTTTTTATTGTTTATGCTTAACAGTAATCCTAACAATCAAAATCAAACAAATAATAGTAGTTTGATGGCGACGTTAATCCACGATACGGATAGAATGAGTTCACTTGAAATTGCGGAACTTACAGGGAAAAGACATGATGCTATTTTACGAGACATCAGGAACTTACTTAAACAAGGAGTATCTGCCCACAATTTTGTGGAGACATCCTACAAGCAGCCACAGCCAAGAGGAGGATATAAAGAACTCCCTTGCTTCGAACTCACTAAGAAGGGGTGTTTAATTTTAGCTTCTGGTTATGACGCGATACTCCGTGAAAAAATCATCGATAGATGGGAATCACTTGAAATGGAGAAACGCAAACCTCAGACTCCTCAAACCTATATTGAAGCCTTGGAAGCTTTGGTAGCTTCTGAAAAGGAGAAAGAACGCCTGCGCATTGAATCAGAGCAACAGCAAGCCACCATCAAGATTCAGACAGAGGAAATTAAGCAAGCAGCCCCGAAAAATAGATTTTCGTTTGGTAATTTACGGAATTGTTGTATCTTTGCAGTGCTTACAGTTCGGCAAACTTTATTGCTTCGCAGAGCAGCGGTTAATTGCTCAATGGTTATTGGGCATTTTTTATGCTCAATATTTAAGGATATTAGGCGGTTGTCTATACGTAGTCATTATTGTTTTGTTCTCCGGAGCAAAGTATGTTGGACTGTAAGCAGCGTATATGGCAACCGCTTTTCCGTTGCCTATAATGACTTAAATGCTTACAGTCATGGAAAATAATTTAATCTTATCCAAAGAGAGCAGCGAAAGCGAAATCAAGCGTTATTTCAACGCAATTCTCGAATTGTCTAAATCAGATAACGAGTTTCCAATCAATCTTGATGAAGTTTGGATGTTGGTTTATCCAAGAAAAGATCATGCTGTTAGAGAATTGGTAGATAGTAGCCAGTTTATTGAAGGTGTTGATTATCAAGTTTTCCTCAAAAATGGGGAAAACCCTAAAGGTGGCAGACCGACAAATGAGTACAAGCTTACCGTTTCTTGCATGGAGTTCTTCATCGTTCGCAAAGTAAGACCAGTATTTGAGGTTTATCGCCAAGTGTTCCACAAAGTCGCAAAGCATGAATTATCCCGCAAAGAACTTGCTTTAATGGTACTTCAATCGGAAGAAGAGAAAGAACGTTTGGCTTTAGAAGTCCAACAAAAGCAAATCACTATCGAATTACAAGAGAAGGAAATCAAGCAAGCAGCCCCGAAAGTCAGCTACTACGATAACCATTTGCAATCGGTCAACACGCTTACCTCCACACAGGTGGCTAAGCAAATCGGAATGGATGCGGAGAAGCTTCACAGGAAAATGAAAGAAATAGGTATCCTTTACAAACAGTCCGGGCAATGGATATTACATGCTCCTTATTCCATTTGGGGATTACATTCTACCCGTACACAGACGTACACACGTTCTGACGGTTCGACAGGAACAAGTGTATATACAGTATGGACTACCAAAGGTGTGCGTTTCATCATTGCCCTATATGAAAATGAATGGAACGTGAAGAAAGCCATCAAGCAGATAAAGAGTGAGGTGAATCCAGCCGCCTAATCTATTACATAACTATCAGCGGTCGGTTTAAATGCCCGACAGCCACAACTATATTCCAAAATTATGATAGAGATTATATTAATATTGGTTTGTCTGTACACAGGTTACAGGCTCACACGGAAGAAAGGAGAATCGTTCTTCTACAACGATTGATTATATATAATGCTTCGACTACCAATCAGGCGAACATCTCTGTTAGGGGATGAACACCCCGGGAGCAATACGGCTCCCGGGATCTCAATGAAGGAAACGAAATTAATCTAAATGAAATTCTAAATAAAAAGCTATATGGAAACTTCAAAATATACCAATATGGACATGGTATTGCTGAGCCGTGTCGTATCACTTACCGACGATATCCTTAGAATGCACAAGGAACTCAATGAACTCAAATTGATCCTCAATGAACGGACAAAGCAAGCTGAAGCAAAAAGTAGACGCAATGTGTTCATGAAAATAGAGAAAAAAGGACGGTAGATATGATGAAGGGAGAGTGTGTTTTGCTCTCCCTTTATTTATGGTATCTTAAAAATAGAACCAAATTTCAGTGGATGGTCAGAAAAATCACGGGGGTTATAATTTTACTACATGAAAAATAGAACAGAAAGGGATCTTACATAAAATTATAGAAAGAGAGATCTTATTTTGATTCCATTGCCATTATTGCATCCTTTATAGCATTTACATACTCTAAATGGGAACTTCTTGATATCAAATGAATGTAAATATTCCTATCTGCCTTAACCTCAATAGGAGTATTTATCATGTTAGTAATTCTATTCGACGATATATACTTATCGAACATTCTTGAAAACAAAGTACTTCTAAATTTTTGAGGAGTTAATCCTTGGTCTCTTCTTAAAATATCATGTATATCATCACAGTAGAAATATAATATTATGTTTTCATTATCGTTAAAAACTTGACCTATGACATTTGATATTTTCAGAAGTATTCCAATATCAGTCGGATTATCCCCTTTTATTCTTTCCAGTGTAACATCTGCTATTTCTATATCATCTCCAAGCAGATCTCTCACTTCACAAGGTATTACTTCCAAGTCAAAAGGAGATATTATTATTCGATATTCATCACCTAATTGAGAACTAATAGAAACGGAAATATCCATCTAATAAATTTATGCATTAATTTTTATAGTGCAGTCCTTTTTATTGCGTAATTTTTCCTGCTGAGATAATTTCCTATCTCTCAGCTTATTTACAAAGTCTAATAGTCCTTTGGAAGGATTCTCTATTACCAATGTTTTTTGTGTATAGGTAGAAGCTTTCATAATCTATAAATATAATTACGCTACATTGTAGTGTTATTATGTTGCAAATATAAGCAATCAGTCAGTATCTCACGCTAAATCATCACTATTTTTACCACCAAAGCTATGTTTTTAACTAATATCAACATGATTATCAGCTAAATCACATCTATTATCATATAGAACAGAACTAATAAGAGGAAGGTTCATAAGGGGCCGGAACTTCTTACGTGAACCGGCTCAGAAAGCGTGTAAAGGGATATATCCTATTTATACGTTTCCTGAGAGTAAAGAGAGAACCGGCAGATCAAACAATTACTGATTATTCCTAATTGTTCTTGCAACTACCGAAGCCAAAGCACTCAGGCAATTAATCCCTTCATAGCTCTCTTTACCATTATAATCCATCACTGAATCCATAAAAGAAAGATATTCAGGATAATCATCATAATCACTTCTAAATTTAAATCTCTCTTTTATAAATTCTTCATTTGCAGATATTCTTTGGTCCATATTCGCATATAAGCTGGTAGCCCGCACATTATCCATCCATTCCCGCACATCTCTTGCAAATTGGAAATATGATTTATGACTTTCAAAAACAGTACTGACAGGTGCCCATTCTTTGAGTTTCTCTTCCATTAATCCGGCATCAAATCCATCTCTAAATAAAACTCCGTCGATAAAGACCTCAGTTCCATAGACTGCATGTATCATTATAAACTTACCATTGCAATCTGGCATGATATAGACTATAGAATCTCCTTCTATTGCTATTCCTACATTATAATATTTCATATTTTCTTTCTTATGTGTATTTCTCTTCCTAGCCATTGAATATGATAAAAACTGTTCCCGGAATATATCTGTACACACATAACGGAAACAGTCTGTTAAATGGCCAAACTCCTCGTAACTCTGTTTTGTTATCTTGTCCTTAATCCGAGCTTTTAATATTCCTCCATTAGTGTCTTTCTTTACATTCTCGTAATCTTGTATAGACTTCTTACATGATTCATCAATAGACACAGATATTCCATGGAAACCCTCTAATAAAGCATTCACAAACTCTCCCGACATAGCAACAGGAGGGTTCTTTTTAGGGACCATATCAACTACCCGAAAAGTTTCTTCCAACACATCTATAAATTTATCCAGAAAAGATCTCTTTTCATCATCAATAGTATTTCCGCTTCTGGTACTCGCATCTCCATGCAAATATACCACATCGTTATATCCTATTCCTTCCAGCCATGTACGTGTCAACTCGGCTGCTTTAGTTACTGTATTAAACGGATCTTCAGCACAGATTTCATGAACTTGCCTTAACTCCAATTCTTCATTTTGCCATATTGATACACTGATATATGGGAGAACATTATTATCAACAGAAATATGCAAAGGAATTCCTTCTGTTACAGGACATATCTTCTTATGCTTACCAGAATCAAATGCATGCAAAAACTCTCCACCTGTCTTTATTTTACCCCATTCCCCAAGCGCATATATACGATAGTAATTATAATCTCTTGTCCTATCCTTATCAAAATCAGCAACCGCCTGCCGGTCATAAAATCCATATTGCCCGTCCGGACTGCCAACTACCCAAAAATTATTGAGGTAAGTTGATTGCATTATAACTGTATCCGGAGCATGAACTTCCTCAATTCCCGTTCTAGGATTTCTCAAAAGCCTTTCTGTATTTTTCCATTTTCTAGCAATCATTGAGAATTCTTTAGGAAGAATCTTCTTTGTTTCATTGTCTCTCAATATACCATACAAGTCATTTGACTCTTCTTTTAACTGCTCTTTATCAAATACATTTTTTTTAATCCAACACTCTTCCTCAATTGGATTAAACATTGAAATGATTTTCTGTCCTTTCCGGCCTCTAAGACGCTTCTTTATCTGTTTGAAATCTTCTTCTTTAAACTCTGACAATTCTTCACAGACAACATATTTATAACTCTCCAATCCTTTTATTTTCTCAGAATCATCCAATCCCTTAAATGTTATGTAGGACCCGTTAAAACAAATAATCTTATTCTCTCTAAACGAGAATAGTCTATATACTCCAAGGGACCTTACCGCCTCCTGAAAAGTCTTATAAATACTATCAGCAATAGAAGAACCTACTTTTCTAAATACAAGCGTATTATTGCCCCCTGAAAGACATTCTATCAACATAGCCTGAGCTACAGAAAAAGACTTTGCCGATGAAGAACCTCCATAGAGGAAGATAAACCTTATATCATCATCTTTCATAGCTTCCCTAAGATGATGAAAATTTGGATTAAACTTTCTATAACTAATAGATACCTTTTCCATTAATCCCCCGTCCCCGTATCAATATCAAGCAACATTTGTTTTATATTAACTTCTGTCGGTTCATCATATCCCAGCATCTTGCAAATACGAGATATGCTCCAACTCTTACCATTCAACTTTAATTCAATCCCCTCCTTGGTAACTTTAACACTTTCTACTGCACGCGCCATTTCTTCAGTCCATTCGGATGAATCTTTAAATATCACCATACCATTTCTTATACTCAGGAAATCACGGATATCAGCAAATGCAATACACCGCAATTCCTCAAGTACGCGATCCTTAGTAATATTTGACTTCTTTCTTAATTCACTTTGGAGCTCCTGTATTCTGGGAGACAGCTTTGAAACCAACTTAGATGCTGCCTCCCATACAGTTTTATCACTGGAGCCTTTGCACGAATATACCTTTCTATATGCTTCAGAAGCATTACTGGTCTCAATATAAAGATTACAGAATTTTTCTTGTTTAGGTCTTAGCTTCATGTCTTTTCGTTAGTCTGAGTTATGTATAACATAATACACATTACAAATATAATTATTTTTCTCCTAATATAAAAACTTGATTAATAGATAATCTGTAGTTTGTGGTACCATTTATCCGCATGTGGGAACCATCCTATCATAAACGATATCTGGCATATAGTTATTTTATATATCTTTCCTTTCATCGTTATTCCTCCTTTTCTAATTGCTTCACAATCTTGAAATAATCCTCCTCACTCAAAACCTTTTCAGCTGCATCAAGAACAGTATTATATCCGTTACAATAACCCAGGTCTGCAACTTCACTTATTATGAGTTTATTAAAATGGTCTTGTTGTAAATTCAACAATCTTTTCATGCAAAGGGATTTATTGTGATCTCTATTCATTTTTCTTCCTTTTATTTAAAATGATTAATAAGTTCTTCTACCGTAGCCTTACGCCAATGTGGTAATTGCTGTCCATATGTAACATCCGGACAGGTATTTAAATCCCAATCTCCAACTTTCCATTCTTTATCAGGGGATTCTATGTAATCCTCAGTACAAATAAACCACTGCATATAGTTACTATCGTCCCTCAATGCGGCTATAGCAAGAAACAAATCCTCTTCGACTCCACAATCAATAAATTTCCCGCATAAGAGGCTATGTTTATCAAAAGGAATATCAAAAGCATCTGCCATCACATAATGAGGAATGTCAAAACCCTTTTCATGGGAATATTGATAAGCCCATATTATATGGCAATCATCTGTCCAGACAGGAGAATTTTTGATATACCCCAATTCTTCTAATCTCTTACGAAGTTCCTCCGTATTTTTTCTAATAAAACAAGGCGTTGTAAATCCCATAACTTTTTATTATCTGGTTTAACATGCTTTCTTCAACTTATTAAAAGGTTTCGGTTTATCAAACCTAATCCCGTCTTTAAACTCTGCTATTAACTGATAAAGTTGGTTTCTATAAATATCACCTTCTTTATAGTCCGTTTTATAATGGTGATTATAAGAACAGTTTTTTAGAGTGGTTAGTATCTTAAACGTATTCAGCGCATTAAGATATACTGCTCCCCATTCTGTCAGTTCCACAGTAACAGTATCATTCAAATCTATCTCTTCCATAGTTCGTTTTTTATCAATTATTAGTTAATTACCAATCACCACCATCATTTAATATACCATCAATAGTAGTTACGCTATTTTCAATGTTGCTACCTCCATATTGCGTAAATTCCGGTGTAGGATTATAGTCTGTATCTCCGTGCATCATTACATGAAGTGAACCACTGGATGAATACAGCCAAAGACGTTTGCCGTCCTTATCCCATTTTTTAGCTAATCTTTTCAATGAATCAATTAGCTTATCTTCTTCGAGGGTACATTCTATCCCGGCTTCTGTTTGATATTTGCTCATTTCTATTTAGTTTTTAATAATGTTTGATTCTCAGAATTTTATTTATCTTCGAATCGCATCTAACGGTGGGAAGGGCTGACAAATATTTAATCAGCCACTTTCTACCTTTATATTGGAAATTTGATCGTGAATATACTTCACACATATCACCACAGTTCTTTAGTACGTCATCAGGAATATTTTCCCATGTCGTTTTTTCTATAAAACGGTCAACTAAAGGATGTTCATCACATTCTCCCCAATAGTCCCAAGTACAAAAATAGACTTCATCACGATAACCCGAATAGTTAAACGGAGAGCCTTTATGTCTGTACTTCTTTCCTGTCTCTTTATAGGAGGCCCAATACAAGGTTGATAAATCTATCTCAAATCCTTTGCGATAGAGAAGCCGGACTATCCGTTTCTCCTGTTTATTCCAAACTTTATTTATTTTAGGTGTTCTACTCATAATTCAGGTATTGGGTAACATAACTCGCTAATAGTTTTCATCAGCCAACTTCGATACTGTCCAAGTGTTTGAAAAGTCACTGCTTGCGCATCATTAGCTACAATGCGAATAATTTCCATTTTGACCTTATCTATATGATGGCTTAAAAAATCATCTTTGTTAGTTTCGAGTATTTTATCGAATGAAGGGATAGGCATCCAGTGAGTCACATTGTCTATCACATAATACCCGCGATTATATTTCAGCCACTTGTTTCTGATGAAACATGCTCTAAATACCTCACCATCACTATCCATTACAATACAATCATTCGATGAATCGCAACCAGCCTTCTCTTTCACACTTATCCAAGGTGATTGATTTGATTGCCATTCAGCACCAGCTTCAAACGCATTTTCCACCATCATCCTATTTATATCTACACCCGGATAATTCTTTTCATAATATTCTTTCTCGGCTTCTTCTACTGTCTGTTTCATAATTAGACCCTTTCTTTTTTAAAATCGGAAAGCATTGGGATCAAGCCCAATATTTTCCAAAACGATTGCATTTTATTATTTCATCTAATTTCAATTGTTTCCGACGGAACTTATTTATAGCCCGTTTCTCAAACTTTCTTTTTTTAGAACTGCAATGCTTCTTATCCATTCGACATTGGCGGCAATGGCATATCCCAATGCCTGTATGTGGTTCCTTCATGTCTGGTAAATCTTACATTAATTTAATTCATATCCTAATCTGTTTTAAATCACACAAAAACATGAATTACTTTACCAAAAGTATCTTTCATGATTT